GTGTGAAACCAAGATTTGTTTGCACTTGGTTTGGTATGCCCAAGACAAAGAAACTTGATCCTGTGCAGTTGGCGCAATGGGGCGAAACGCAAATACAATTTGGAACTGTGTATCTCAATTATTGTGAAATTGGAAAAACAGTTGAGGACCTAGCACACGACAATGATGAGTATATAGGTGAGGATGCATTCCGACCTTTTGGTCACTACAGTGCCGATTTTCATGTGGTATTTTTCAATCACGATTTAAGCTTCAAAGAGCCAGGTATGCAACAGTACATTGATCAACACCAAGATTTTTTTCTTGCCCATGGCATCACAAGTGTGTATAATGCAATAGCACAACCCTTGCGTTTTCCTGTGGCAGATTTGCAGTATGCCGGACAACCACAACAACTCATACAAGAAATAGCACGCCAACAACGTGTGCTTGAAGTTGATATACAATGAAACGATGCACCATACAAATTCGAGATGAAGTTAACATCAAGTTAGAAGGCCTAGACCTTGACATGCGTCGCCGCTTGGTCACAGCATTCAAGTATGATGTGCCTTATGCTAGATATCTACCCGCAGTGAGACTGGGCAGGTGGGATGGAAAAGTCAGCTACTTCCAATTGGGTGGATCAACCTACACCAATCTCTTGCCAGAGATCTTGCCCATACTGGAACAGTATAACTGGGATGTTGAGCTAGACGATCAACGCGACTACTCAACTACATTTGAGTTTGATCAAGTTACAGAACAAACATTTGCACACAAGACTTGGCCCAAAGGACATCCTGCAGAAGGTGAACCTATCATGTTGCGTGATTATCAGGTAGAGATTGTGAACAACTTCTTGACCAACCCACAATGCATACAGGAAGTGGCCACAGGCGCAGGCAAGACTATAATGACAGCTACCTTGAGTGCCGCAGTAGAGCCACACGGTCGAAGTATTGTAATTGTGCCTAACAAGAGTCTTGTTACACAAACAGAAAAAGACTATCGCAATGTTGGCTTGGATGTGGGTGTTTACTTTGGCGACAGAAAAGAACATGGACGCACACATACCATCTGCACTTGGCAAAGTCTAAATGTTTTGTTAAAGAATACCAAGGCTGGAGTAGGTGAAGTGACCATACAAGACTTTATTGAGGATGTGGTGTGTGTGATGGTAGACGAAGTACACATGGCCAAAGCAGATGCACTCAAAACCCTGCTCACAAGCGTGATGGCAAGAGTGCCAATTCGCTGGGGTTTGACTGGAACCATCCCCAAAGAAAAGTTTGAAAGCCAAGCCTTGTTGGTGAGCCTGGGACCAGTGATAGGCCGTCTCAGTGCCAATGAGCTGCAACAACAAGGGGTGTTAGCGCAGTGTCATGTGAACATTGTGCAGTTGCAGGACCATGTGGAGTACTCCAACTACCAAAGCGAGCTTAAATACCTGTTGGAAGAGTCAGGCAGACTAGATGCCATGAGTGAACTCATACGCCATGTAAATGAAACAGGCAACACCCTAGTACTGGTGGATCGCACCGAATGCGGCCGACAGTTGGTTGAACGACTGGGCGAACGTGCTGTGTTTGTGTCAGGTGCAACCAAAGCAAAAGATAGACAAGATGAATATGACGAAGTGGCGGACAGCACTGATAAGATTATTGTGGCTACCTATGGTGTTGCCGCTGTGGGTATTAATATCCCTAGGATTTTTAATTTGGTTCTTGTGGAACCCGGGAAAAGTTTTGTCCGCGTTATCCAAAGCATTGGACGCGGGATAAGAAAAGCAGAAGACAAAGAGCATGTTCAAATCTGGGACATAACTTCAACCTGTAAATTTGCCAAACGTCATTTGACCAAGCGCAAACAATTCTACAGAGAAGCCAACTATCCGTTTACTCAAGAAAAACTTGAGTGGATGAAGATCAAATGAGCCTGGACTTTTTTAAAGATGATGGTGTCTTCCTACCCATGTTAAATGATACTGGTAGGAATAGTTTTTACAAACAAGCAATAGATCAGGCAGCACCTGGCAAGGTAGTTTGTGACATTGGTGCAGGTACTGGCCTTCTTAGTGTATTAGCTGCTCAAGCTGGTGCAAAAAAAGTCATTGCAGTTGAAAGAAATGAAGCTAGGTACCAGTATCTGTGTGCTAATTTATCTAGAGCTGGTTATAGTAATACCATTGAAGCCGTGTACGGAGATTTTGTTTTATTAGATATTCCTGCTGATGTCTATGTCAGCGAAACAATTAACACACAAATTTTTGGTGAAGATATTGTACAGTTGAGTAACCATGCAACAAAACATTGTGGTGAATTTATACCTGGCGGATTTAAAATTTGGGCCGAAGTATACGAAGACCATCCTGTGTTTGTATTGGATCTTAGCCACAGTGAAGCATATGAATTTTCTCCAGAGATCGCAGTTGACAAAAACTTTGTTAACATCATCAATGCAGATTTTAAACAACAATATAACTTAGACGATACTGTTTACAAAGCCAACCAGCTTAATCGTTTATTTCCGATGTTAGACAGATTTACAGATTTGAAGCTTAAAAAACTTCACGCTACTAATGCTGTTGAAGTTAATTTGTCTCGGCACATTAACGAGGCCGGAATCTCAGTTACAGTGCCTAGCAAATTTGTTAACTCAATGATAGTTCTACGATGGCAAGCGTTTTACAAAGACGTTGTGCTTAATGATAATAAGTGTTGGTTTGGAAACGTTGCTAAAAACATTCGTCAACAATTTAGTACAGGGGAAGACATTGTTTTTACCTATGTGCCAACAATTCGCAACTGGAAAGTGAGTTATTGATGGGAAGAGTATATCAACACATTGGCACATATTTAGAGCCCACTGCCAACAGCGTGTTTGTTGAAATAGGTTCAGACCGAGGCGAAGGCAGCACACAATGGCTTGACGCCATGGCCGCAGATCATAACAAAAAACTCATTACTGTAGACGTCAGTAGCAAGGCCAAAAGTCGTTGGGAAACTACATTTGTCAACACAGAGTTTGTGGTACAGCCTGGCGCCGATTGGGCTAAAAATTTTGCTCAAAGTCACACAGACATTGATGTACTGTACCTAGACAATTTTGATTACATTTGGGATATAAACGATGTGCGCCCGGCCATTCAATTACAAATGGCTGAATACGCTGAACGTGGTGTTGCAATGACCAATCAAGCCTGCCAGATTGAACACCTAGCTCAGTTAATGCTATTGTATCGCTGCCTGGCACCAAAAGCAGTTGTGGCATTTGATGACACCTACTGTTACAACGACTGTTGGATTGGCAAATGCGGCCCTGCTGTGGTGTACCTGCTGGCACAGGGCTGGCAAGTGGTGCACCAGACTTTGGACTGTGGTGTAATTTTGAAAAGACTTGACAGCAGTAAACAAAAAGTGTAAACTACAACAATATGAGAATATTAACTTTAGACAATCAGTACTACGACCTAGATCATCTTCCAGAAGAAGTTGATGACATGCGGTTTGCTATTTTAGACAACAGCAATCCAGCAGACCCAGACTATCACTTTATTCCTTTGATATTCTTAGAAAGTTTTAATGCACCTGCCTTGGTACTGCGCATAGGTGAGTACACGTTGAGAATGCCCATGGACTGGCAAATCCTAATAGGTGAGCCAGACATGGGAGACCTTGAAGTGTTGCCGTTAACGTCGATTAATGACCGTGGATTTAAAGTGTTCCAATTCAATCCGCTGACCAGTTTTAGGCCCAGCTTTCCTGATATTGAAATACTAGATGTGTACCACGAAGTGTCATGGTATGCACCCAAACTTAAAAATGGTCAGATGTTGGCTGTGCCGCTAAACGATGATGAAGAACCTGACTGTGTGTACTTTGTTAAAGACGTCAGTCGCAACTGCGAGATTGTGGACTATAACAAGGCCTGGTAAATGCCCTACACTGAACCTGAACTATTTGAAATCATCAATAGACTGGCCAGAGTGTATCTGGAAAGTTATCCTGACGATCGTGAAGGCCTAGAGCGTTTTCTGCGTTGGGCACACCTACAATACGGCTACCAATATGGGAACCCTTAAACCGGGTGCTACTTACATTTACGAACGCAACGGTAATGAAGTGTATGCTCGTGAGGTTGGTGCTAATCCTGCTGACCGTGTGCTGGTTGGATATGGATACGATCCTGTGACTGGACATCAAATATCCTACGATAAACAAACCTCAGACGGCCGACCCTTGCTTGATCATCTAATGGAAGACAAGATGTGGGGCGAAATTCGGCGTGAGGCTCGTAACAATCCCACTTTACAAGACGCACTAGAACGTGCTATAATGATCTATAAATTGACCAAGACTGATGAGCGATAAACTGACCATTGCCAATGAGATGAAGATGTTTGACCGCAAGGTTAGATCATTCTACGACGATCTCACCGCAGAAGAGCGGAAAAAGTTTTCCAACTATCTCATGATACGCTGGGGTTCGGCAGTGGAAGGCTCAAGAGAACTTCAAGAGTTTTATGTGATTGCCACCAATGAGAGATTGAACAAACACTTTTTTGATGTAAGCAAACATCCCAAGCTACAATGGCTCATGGCCACAACAGTGAGTCCTGATATGGGTACGCCAAGACATCCTTGGATTGCGCCCAAGAAAAAAGAGCCTGGCGCTAGTGCACGCCGCAAAGCATTACAAGCCATATACCCTACTTACAAAGATGACGAGATAGATGTCATGATGCAGATTGTGTCAGACAAAGAAATCAAACAGTATCAACGAGATCTTGGCGAAGAATAAATGATACAACAGTTGGTTGTAAACGGATGCAGCTATATGCATTCTTATGCATTGGGTAACGGTCATCAAGATCTAGCACAGCGGCTAGGAATTGCACAAGCTGCTAGCATTGCTGTCAGTGGCAGTGCTAACAGTAGAATACTGCGCACCACTCTTAAGCACAGTTACACAGCACCACCAACCTTGTATGTGTTGGGCATGACATTTCTCAGCAGATTAGAAATACCCATCTGCGAACCAGAAAATGATTTTGAAGGACGATGGGTAAATCCACAAAATCAAGAGTTTGCCCACAGATGGCAAACAGGTTGGAACCAAAAAGAGTCCGAGCAGTTTGTAGATACCAAACTCAAGACTGAAGTTTACAGCATTTTGGATCGTGCCGAAGATCTCATGTACCGTATGCTCAGCACAATTGACAGTTTGAAAATTAGAGGACATCGAGTGTTGATGTTTCAACAAGCCGATAATTTATACACAGATTTGTTAAATGACCCTAGATTAGCATTATTTGATCAGCCTGAAATTGTGGGCGGGTTTGCCTGGCGTGCCACCGCTTGGCAAGCTGATCAAGAAGTACTGCCAAAAGATTATGGCCCCAAAGCACCATACGTGCCACCAGACATGACACATCCAGCTGTTGGACATCATCAAAAACTAAACGAATATTTGACAAACTACATTCAAGAGCGTAAACTACTAGCATGAGTTTTGTGTGCGATTATTGTAAAAAAGAGTTTGTTAAAGAAACTAGTATTGCGGTTCACATGTGTGAACCCAAACGACGACGCACTCAAAAAGATGAAGCAGGTGTAAGACTTGGATTCCAGGGATTTATACGTTTTTATGAAGTGCACCAAGGATCAGCAAAACTGAAAACTTATGATGACTTTTGCGATTCAAGTTATTACAATGCATTTGTAAAGTTTGGTCGCTATTGTGTAAACACAAAGGTTATTGCTCCGGCAAGATTCATGGATTGGTTATTGAAGCAAAACAAAAAAATTGATCATTGGTGCAGTGATGCAATCTACACTGAATACTTGACCTGGTACTTGCCAGTAGAAGCAGTGGATGACGCATTGGCCCGAGCAATTGAGTTTGGATTAGATTGGGCTGAAAATCACCAAGCACAACCACAAGACTGTTTGCGGTACGGAAATGCCAATGCAATGTGTTATGCAATAACGTCTGGGCGTATAAGTCCCTGGATCATTTATAATGCAGAGTCAGGACAACAGTTCTTGGGTGAACTCTCTCCTGATCAGATCAGCATGGTATGGCCTTACATTGACTCAGATGTATGGCAAAAGAAGTTTCACAACTACCCAGCGGATCAAGAATACGCAAAAGACATATTGAACAAGGCAGGTTGGTAACATGGAAGCAGTGATATTTTTAACACTCATACTCTTGCAGATCAAACACTGGTACATTGACTTTGTGGATCAGAGCATGGCAGAAGTCAATCACAAAGGCCAATACGGACACTGGCTGGGCATGCGGCACAGTCTCAAACAGGGCATTGGCACAGCCCTATGTGTTGGGTGTGTGTTAGGCCCTGTATACTGGGCCGCCAGCATAATGATGGGTGTGATAGATGCTGTGCTACATTATCACATTGACTGGGCCAAGATGAACTGGGGCAATAGAGACCTTCAGAATCCCAGCTTCTGGGCACACTTGGGTCTAGATCAGATGGCACATCAGTTGACTTACATTGGCCTTGTGGCTATAATTGCATTATGATTAGAAATATTAGCGGCAGCAAATACATTCAAGTGTCTGGTGGCATGAACACCAATCCATACATCAGTCCGGGTGCCAGCGGTGCAGGCATGGTACGATGGAGCGCCAGCATGAACTGTTTGGAAGTAAACGATGGCAATTCGTGGCAGCCAATTCACTCAGCACATCCTATGATTTCACTCTCATCAGACGCCGAAACCCTGTTAGATTGGGCCAACAGCAAGCGACAAGAAGAACTGCGCATTGCGCACTTGGCAGCACAACACCCCACAGTAGCAGATGCTCTAGCGGCAGTGCAGCTGGCCAAGGAGAAACTGCAAGTTGTAACTGCACTTTGTGAAACTGATTCAAAATGAGCGCAGACATTGACATTGATGTGCCGGACAGATCAGCTGTGTTGAAACTGATCCAACACATACCAGCCAGGCAAGTGCACCAAGGGCAGGTGCGCCGACACAATTCGGGCATCTATGTCACAGACATTCCACAAGACATTGCTAATGGCTGTGCAGCCATAGATTACGAATCAGCAGAACAACGTGGATATTTTAAAATAGATCTGTTGAACATGACAGTGTACAAATTGGTCCGTGATCCTGCGCATTATCGGCAGATGCTTGACGCTACCCCGCCATGGTCAAGACTGTGGCAAGATCAAGCTTGGGCTTCTCGACTGGTGCACATTGGAAACTACACTGATTTGCTACGCACCATGAAGCCTGATTCAATACCTAGAATGGCTGCGTTTATCAGTATCATACGTCCGGGCAAAGCACACTTGCAAAATCGCTCTTGGGCCGAAGTGTTTGCGTCAGTATGGGATGGTGATGACAGTAGGGGCTATACTTTTAAAAAGTCACATGCAGTAAGTTATGCAGCCTTGGTAGCTCTGCACATGAACTTAATCCATACGTCTAACCAGGGTAATTGATTTGCGTTTGCCTTTTTTGCGGGCTATGTCCTGTAAACTGCAAATTGGGCCATGTAAGATTTCAAGATCTTTGTTGCTGAATGTGCGCAAAGTCCAACGGAATTTGTCCCAATCTGCTCGCAAGAAAATGTTGATGGGTATGCTACGATTGCTTTCCCACCACCAAGTACCAGCCAGTTCTAAAAATTCCAGTTTGTCATCTTGATTAATGATGGCACCAAAATCGTAGATAGTTGTAATTGTTTCGTCGCGATTTTGCACTATTCCCACATACTCTGCGTTGGCGTACACGCAGAGGGTGATAAAGGGATATTTTTCCG